AACTTTTCTCGTAGCCTCTACAATAGCATCAATGGTTTCTGGGTTTTTATTTGTGAAGATAAGAGTTGAAATGTTTTCATAAAGTTCTTTATTATCTACCACATCGTTTTCAAATAAAAGATTTCCAACCAATTTGGTATTGGCTTCTAGAATATCTTTCTTGCTGAACTTAGAAAATAAGTCAATGTTTTCTTTTACAAACATAGCAGCCTTGGTTGCATCTGATTCTACTTTCTGTTCAATATTTGTATAAACCAAAAATTGAGTCTTAATAATTTCGTTTTCTTTGATTGATTTAACGTAACCTTTGAACAACTCTTTTTTTGATTTATCATCCGACATAACGCTCTCAGCCAAAAGAGTATTATAAACACTCTTGATGTGTCCGAAATTTTTTATAATTGGTGTTAAATCTGTCATGATTTCTGTTTAATTAATAAATATCATTGTTTACACTAAAAATTGATTACTCATCCAACATTTTGTCAATGTCATTAATCATCTCATCAATTTCTTTATTAACCTTGACATTTTTATCGTAAATTTTTATTTTTTCTATTGGTTCTTTTGGGGTTGATTTTACTGATTCAATAAGTCTTTCTACAAATCTACCTTGATATTTCTTGGTTCTTTCGTCTAATTTCTTAGCCAAAGCAACCTTTTGTTCTTTAAGTAAATTTTGTACTTTTTTTACCGATTCAGTTACTTCGGTTGGAGCTGCTTCTTCAGCACCAGCTTCAGTACCAGCTTCTTCAGCACCAGCTTCTGCTTCGGCAGCACCTTCTTCACCACCAGCTTCTGTAGCTGCTTCGCTTTCATCACCAAAATCTAGGTCTTCACCACCTACTCCACCGCCTCCGAATGAACCTCCGAGGCCACCACCTCCACCGCCACCGCTTTCTTCACCGCCTTCTCCACCTTCGGCTCCACCTTCTCCACCACCTTTAAGGGCTAGTTTAAAGTCACCATAAACTCTATCTACAATATCAAACATACCTGTATGTTTGATTACATTGGCAGAGTTAGCCAATTCAGCAGCAGCTGCTTTTTCCATACGTTGTTCAAGCAAGTCTTGTTTGATTTCATCATCAGACATACCCAAGATATCTCTCTTACCACGAGTCATTGACATAGCACCAAATCCGTTTCCAGAATCAGATACCGCATCTTTGTAAAGAGTAACTTTGGTTTGCATGTGTTCAATCTTAAGCATTTCAGCTTGAGTCGATGGATTGTTAAGGGTAAGAGTAAAATTATCAAAATCTTCTTCAAACCCTAACAAATACAAATGAATAATAGCTATTTTGTTAAATTCTTGTAACATAGCTTGTTGTATTCTGTTGATAGTTCTAGAAAAACGTATGTCTTGCAATGCAAGATTTTTACCTTCACCAGTTGTATCATCAAAACCTAAGAATGGTTTTGGGACTCTAAGAGCTGTAAATAAATTACTTCTCAAGTATTCAATATCGGCAATTTGGTCTAAGTTAGTAGCACCTGGCAAGGTATCAATTGGATTAGGTGCGTCTTCTGTACGAACAGGAATAAAATAATCTTGGTCATTTGAAAGCTGATTATAACGCAAATCCATTTGACCAGTTTGTGGGTCAATAATTGGCATACGCTTAAATCTATCGGCAATCGTATTTACGTATGCTTCAACATCGGCATCATCAATGTTACCAACATATATTTTATAAACACGTCTTTCTGGGGCACGAGTTACACGATAAACCAACATGGAATCTTCAGAAAGGATAAGTTGTTTCCAGATACGTCTAGCTTTTTCTAATACTGAAGTACCATAAGGTAAACGTCTGTCATCACCCAATAAACGGAAGTGAGCAATTTGCCATGAATTGAATTCAACATCACGACCTCTCCAAAAGAATTTTGTTTTGTCAGCTGTTGCTACTTGGTGATTTGGAGTATCACGACCAGTAATCATATCAAACAATCCACTTTCTCTACGTTCCATTTCATAGTTAGGCATTTGCTTAGCACCCAACACACCATGTTGTTCATCAATATTCAAATAAACAAAGTTATCACCGTACTTACATGTATTTCTTACCCACATAGGTAACGATACATGCAAATCCAATCTATTGAAAAATAAATCCTCAAGAATACCTTTGACACGTTTACTGTCTGAATAAATGTTCATTATTCTACCCTTGTCATTAAGCGTAGAAGATTCTTCCATCATAACATCCAAAGCGGCTGCAATTGTTGGGTAGAATTCCATAGCTTCAAAATCCGAATAAGAACCAATACGTGTTGTTTCATAGTTGATTGATTGTTGGAACAATCCGCTTTCAACTTTTTTCCACATTTGACCCAAGTACTTGTTTTGTTGTGCTTGTAACTTGGTTCTCTCAAAATCGGCTTTGTTGTCTGTTTTAAGAAGCACATCATTGCCTATATTATATCTTTGTGGTTGTGGTTGTTTTTGTTTTACTTTAGGTCCGTCTGGCCCAATAATTTGTCCGAGCCTTTGAAACACTGTCAATTTTTGTTTTTCTGCCATATTTGTGTTTTTTATTAAATTATACTATTTTTTTACCAAAAATAAAGGTTATTGAACGTAATTAGACACAACGTAAACCAAGTGTTCTTGATGATTTATTTATTTTGTTCCGCTGAATAACCACATATACTGACCAGTTGGGTCTTGCATATTTTTAGATACTATTGGATTAAATTTAGGTTTTGATGCTGCTGTTTTGTTTCTGTTTTCTCGACTAACAAAACTAGAACCTCTCTCAAGGTCTGTTTGCGTAGGGTTGGTATTGACACCAGCTAACCAGCTATTCAAAATAGCTTTGTTTTGTTTTTCTAACTTCTCTAAGTTTTTAAATGAATGTTCAACTACCCACAAAGCCATACCCAAAGCCATAAGCAAATCATCATGATAACCCTCCATATGGTCTGGTCTTCCGTTCTTATAGATAAAAGTTTTCATTTCTGAAGTCATTCTAGCTGAACGAATTTTGATACCATCAGTTCTAATCTTAAACTCAAGATTTGAAATCATTGGTAAACGAACAGAAGTTGCATGAAAACCTGGTATTTTATTTTCCTTGTTGTAAGTAGATAGTTCTCTTTGTCTAGCTGATAAAATCTTACCATTTTGATTATCATAATGAAGTCTCTTGTAATCAAATTCAAGCAATTTTAATACGGTAGAAACACCCATACCACCAGTAACATCGACTACTGTATATGCTTTGTACATTTCACCATATTCTTCTACCAATTGAGCCAACAAGTCTGGTTGAATCTTACCTTGATACTCCATAACTTGTTCCATTGTAGTAAAATCAACTACAACAATAGTAGAAGAGTCTTCACCATCACCTCTGGATACATCGACACCCATAACATATTGATGTCCCTCTTGAGGAAGTTCCCATATCCATGTTTCGTTTTCAGCACCCTTGGTAATAATGGGGTCTTTTACATTGTTTTTATTTTGTAAATCAATGTATTGTTCATCAATAACGTTACCACCAGAACCAATAAACGATACATCCAATTCTTGTGCAATCATTTTTGCATCGTTGTTCATACCACGACACATTTCTTCATACCATGATGAAGTAGGTTTCCACCCATCATCAATTCTACTATTATAAGATTGAAAGGTAAACTCTACCTCTGCTTCAATTAACTCATCTTTTAACCACTTTAAATCTTTATTATAACGCAAATCTTCATACCATTTCATTTCAATGATGTTGAAGTTGTTTTCTTTTTTCTTGGCTTGGTCGTATGTTTTGTAATACAAAGCATCCATACCACGTGGTGTAGAAATAAGGGTTGCCTTACCACCAGTACCCAATGCAGTCAAAGCGGCACCGAATACTTCAGCACCATTATCAATATAAGCAGCTTCATCCATTACAAGATATGTAGGTGTGAAACCACGCAACGCATCTTTTGATGTAGCAACCGCTTTTACACGACTACCGTTAGGTAGTTTAATTTCTTTCTTAGAATCTGTGAGGAAAATACTCTTGGCTTCGTTTTTAGCGTTTCCGTAATATTCAGCACCCCAAACCCATCTTGGTAATTGAGATAAAAAATCTTTAATCTTTGCAAGGAATTCAAAGGCTAATTCTTGTTTGTTGGCAATTATTAGCACCGCTTCTGGATTTTCAGAATCAGCAAACCCTACTTTTATTGACATATATCCAGCTGTTGTAGTAGATACACCAGCTTGTCTAGGTTTGGTAACAAGGTTAAATCTATGTCTATCATAAGCATGTATGATTTCTTTCTGTCTAGGAAATAGCTTGAACGGAACAAACCCCTCTTGAGTTTTGTCAAACGTTTCCAAATAAGTCTCAATCGCATAGATTGGACTCGTCAAACATTTGGCGTACTCTTTAAATATTTCAGTCGTTGTTAGCATATTCTTTTTACAATAAATATGCTACTATACTATAA